CTGTGTTCGCTATCGAAGTGGCGCACGATCGAAGCTCCGCTTCTATCTCGGTGGCCGGTCTTCGGCCTGACGGCCTTATCGGAATTCAGGTTATCGAGAACCGCGAAGGTACGAAGTGGATCGTTCAGCGGGTTGCTGAGCTTGATGCGAAGTGGCACCCTACCGCGTGGATCATCGATAAGCGCGCGGCTACCAACACGGTGATCACTGAGCTTGAGCGAGCGGGAATCAAGCTTGAGCTGATGACGGCTACTGATGTGGCCACGGCCTCAGGCCAGATGTTCGATGGCTTCCGAGATGATCTCATTCGCCATTACAACCAGGGCACGCTACGCGCTGGCTTCGCGGCTATCGACTGGCGGAAGCTTGGTGAGGCTCGCGCCTTCGACCGTCTGAACAGCGCGGTTGACCAGACTCCCACTATGTCAGCCACTTTCGCCTACTGGGGATACCTGAGGTTCGGTGTGGAAGAGGATTACGACGCTGGCGACTCGGTTCACTTTGACCTGAACGAGATCAAGCGCTATTACCGGAACGGCGTGTACGGCCGTGATGACCTGGCCAGGTTGTATGACGAAGGCCTGATAGACGATAAGGGAAGGGCGGCCCTACACGATGCGGGCATTGATTTCTAAGCTCGTGAGAAGCGGTCCTACCCTACTTGAATATGCGGCGCTTGCCGCCATTGCACTGATTTCTTTCGGCGTTGCTCTCATCTATCCGCCAGCGGGTTACATCGTGGGTGGCGCGCTCGCGCTACTCGCGATACTAGACGCTAGGCGGTAAACCCTATGGGCTTCGTGTTCAATCGTGGCGCTAACGGCCGTAGGTACTGGGGAATAGGTTCTACTAACGACCTTATCCCGCGCCGTAGCTACGGTAGCTCGCGCGCACCGTACATCGATAACAACACGGCGCTTCGCAATAGCGCGGTGTGGGCGGCCCTTCGGCTACGGGCTGACCTGATGTCTACTCTTCCGATTGACGGCTTCCGTAAGGTGACTGTTGGCGGTGAGAAGATGCAAATCGAGACGGCGCTTAGCCCATTCATGCTTTCACCTGATTTCATGGAATGGCGTTACTCGTCTCAGATCGAACTTGACCGTTCGGGTAACTCCATCGGGATCATCACGGAACGCCAGTCAACGTCTGGTTATCCCACAGCGATTGACCTTTACCCATCGGCGGCATGCACCCTGACCTACCGCGAAGGCCAGTTGTATAAGTACCGCATTAACGGCGTACTGTATGACCCGTCTGAGATATGGCATGAGAAGCAATTCACGCTTGCCGGGCTTGATGTCGGGTTGTCACCCGTGGCCCATGCGGCATGGGTGCTCGGCCAGTACACATCGATTCAGCAGTTCGCTACTGACTGGTTCATCGGCGGCGCAACCCCTAGGGCTCGGCTTCGCAATAAGGCTAAGAAGCTGAACAGCACCGAAGCCCTGAAGGTGAAAGAATCGTGGCGCGCTAGCCGAATGGCTGATGAGCCGTTCGTTCACGGTAACGACTGGGAATATGAGCTGATTCAGGCTCAGCAAGCCTCAGCGGATTGGATGGAAGCCCAGAATTATGGGCTGGTTGACGTGGCGCGGTTCTTCGGCGCACCTGCTGATCTGATTGACGCGGCGGTAAGCGGGCAGTCTATTACTTACGCCAACATCACTCAGCGTAACCTTCAATTCCTGATCATGCATCTTGGCCCGGCTATCTCGCGGCGTGAGAATGCCTGGTCTCAACTGATGGCCTCACCGCGCTTCTGTAAGGTGAACACGGACGCATTGCTCCGTATGGACCCGCTGACGCGAGCCCAGATGATCGAAACTCAGATCAACAGCCGTACTCTCGCGCCTAGTGAGGCGCGGCTACTCGATAATCGTCCGCCGTACACCGATGCACAGATTGAAGAGTTTGAGCTTCTAGGCCTGAATAAGGCGGCCACTACTCCGCTGGTACCCGCTGAGGTAGGAACCGATACGACAATGCCTGACACAATCACGCAAGGGAACTAGCCTGATGAACCGTGAATCAATCATTAAGGCTCGCCAGGAACGCGGGCTTCCGAATGGTAACGGCCGTATGGCTATCCACTTCGCGAGTAAGCTCAGGGCAAAGCTAGTTCAGAAGGAAGACGGCAAGAGCTATTACGAGCTAACCGGGCATGCCACGGTGTTTAATACGCCATACAAGATGTATGACATGTTCGGGGAGTATTACGAAGAGGTTGATCGTACGGCGCTTGATGAATCGCTGGCGAAGCCACCTGATGTGGTGTTCCTGCTGAATCATCGCGGGCTGTCAATGGCGCGGACCACGAACGGGACTCTTGAGCTGACTAAGGATCTTGAAGGCCTGTATATGCGGGCCTGGCTGAACGCTGACCGTCTAGACGTTCGGGACCTGGCCTCAGCGGTGATCGATGAGCTGATCACTGAGATGAGCTTTGCCTTCATGATCGATGATGACGGCTACTCGTGGAATGAGGATTACACCAAGCTCACGCTCACGAAACTCGATATCGATCGTGGTGATGTGAGCGCGGTGAACTACGGTGCCAACCCGTTTACGGATATCAGCGCTCGCGCGCCTGACATCATCCGTGAGCTTCGGGAGCTTCCCGCTGGTGCTCTTCCTGATGCCGTGGATGCCCTCAACGGTGTCTACGCCTTCGCTGGTGACAAGCTGGCTGAAGACGCGGTACGCCGGTATAGGTCGGCTGGTGCGCTGGTTTACCGTGGCGCTCAGGCTCGCGCTCAGGCCATGCGTGATGAAGGCAAGACATCAGATGAGATCAAGGCGGCCTTCCCTGATCTTGACTTCTCTCAGTGGCCTATCGTAGATGAGACTGGCGAAGAGCCAGAGCCACAGCCGAAGCGCTCTCAGCGCGCGGCTGGCGACCCTGACGAAGACCCGGTAGAAGTGGCTGAGGCTGTTGACGCCACCCTTGATCAGGCCAGCGAACTTCTAGACGGCCTTGATGAATCCAGTCTACCGGCTGAAGTGCTTCAGGCCATTGACCTTATTCACGCGGCTGAGATCAGCATTGACCAGTTGCTTGAGTTGCTTGGCGGTATCGACCCTGATGACATGGGCGAACTGTCGGCACCGAAGACAGAAACACGTACCGGCGTGAGTGATCTGGACCTTCTCAGGAAGCGTCTTGATCACGTGGTTATTACCGGGGATAGTAAGTAAGCAGTACCGTTGGCGGCCACGGCCTATGATGTGGCAATCTGCCTGACGCTGGGCTTTGATAGCGTGTCCAATTCCTCTAAGTAAGAAAGGAATTCCTGATGAATATTCAGGAACTCAGGGCTCGTATTGAAGTCGAGCTTGAAGCGGCTGTTCAGCGCCAGCGTAAGGCACGGGCTGAGATTCAGCTCATTCACGATACCGCTTCCCAGGAAGGCCGGTCTGACCTTACCAAGGAAGAGCGCGAGCGGACTAGCGCGCTGTTCGATAATATCGACCTGGCCAAGGCTCAGGAAGACGGCATCAAGGGCAAGCTTGCCAACGTGGTTCGGCTTGAGTCCGAAGAGCATGAGTTTGATGTCCGGGCTCATGACGTGGAGCCGACTTCGGCGCGGCCCAATCCTCAGCGGCGTACCGCTCAGGCTTCCATCGGACGGGAAGAGCGCACCTACCGGCCCGACACTGACCCGTCTGGTAAGGGCTTCCTTCGGGATGTCTGCCGTTCCTTCCTGTACCAGGATGTTCAGGCGGCTTCGCGGCTGTCTCAGCATATGGCGGAAGAGCGCGTAGAGCGCGCTCAGTACATGGAACGAGCGGTAGGCGACTCGACTACGGCCAACTGGTCTGGTCTCGTGGTGCCTCAGTATCTCGTTGACATGGTAGCGCCAGCGGTGGCCAACCTTCGGCCCTTCGCTGATGCGGCCACCAACAAGCACCCCCTTCCGCCTGACGGGATGTCCGTGAACATCTCGCGTGTTACCACGGCGTCTGGTGTCGGCCTTCAGTCGGCTGAACTCGTCACGCCTACCGGTATCAGCGTTGATGACACGCTTCTGACGATTCCCGTTCAGACGGCTACCGGGTGGCAGAATGTCTCTCGCCAGGCCATTGACCGTGGCACGGGCATTGAAGACACCATTCTTCAGGACATGTTCAGTCGCTACGTGACTGACCTTGACAACCAGCTTGTCAACCAGGCTTCTACCGGGCTCGTTACGGTGGCCACTGACAACGTGTGGACCCAGGCCTCACCGACTGGCGCTGGCTTCTACGGCCAGATTCAGAAGGCGGCTTCGGGTGTTGAGGCGGCCATGCTGGCGATGGGCAACCCGACTCACGTCGTGATGCACTCGCGGCGCTGGTACTGGCTGAGCGCTCAGCTATCGAACTCGTTCCCGATGGTGAATTGGCCCAACATCCCGGCTCAGGCCACGGCGGTTGGTAACTTCAACGGGTACGCGGCTGGTGTTCGCGGTGTTCTTCCGAACGGCCTTCTGGTGGTGGTGGATAACAACATTCCCACCAACGTTGCTGGTTCCCAGGATTACACCTTCGTGGTTCCGGACCGTGAAATGCACCTGTGGGAAGACCCGAATGCCCCGGCATTCATTCGCGCCGAACAGCCGAATGCACCGGGCCTTGGTGTCCTTCTGGTGATCTACGGCTACTACGCCTACACCTTCCAGCGTTACGCTGGCGCGGTTCAGCGTCTTAGCGGTACTGGTCTGGTCACTCCGGTCTTCCCGACCTGAGTTAGGTTCCTTCTAGTAATGATGGTTATGACTACGCCAGGCTGGCTCACCCTGGCCTGGCGTGGTCTGCCCATTGAAAGGACAAAGGGGAACTAATGAACCTCACGGAATACACCAACCTACTCAAGCTCAGGAACGCGAAGGGTAAGGTTCTCGGGAATGCGGCTCAGCTACTTCAGCAAGCGGCATTGGCGAATGAACTTGGCCAGCGTCTTACCTGGCTTGGTGCTAACCCGGTACTTTTCGACTACCCGGCCGGTACATCCCTGGGTACTTCGATCACGGGTAACTCACCCTCTACGGCTATCCAGATTCCACAGGATTTCGTGAAGAACCCGATTCTTATCCGTATCACGACTACTGTCGGTGCTACGCCTACGGCTTCATTCCTGGTGGAAGGGTCGCACGATAACTCGACTTGGTTCACGCTGAGTACGTCTGATTCGGCCACGCCTGACACCTTCGTTACCACGCCGTTTGTCGTGACCACGGCCACCACGCTTCAGAAGATCGTTAAGTCT